CAAAATCGCCATCAGCAATGAAGTAAGGACCGAACAAATAGCAAGCATCTCCAGTTTCGCTCGAACATGAGTGAGCAATGGAATACCTTGCGTCTTGGCCAGTAACAGAGTCAGCACACCCACCGCTGTTGGACAGTCTCCCTCCAGGTATATCGTATGAATTGCAACCAAACCTCACTCGAAAACTTCCGCAACATACAAAACCTTCGTGCAGCCAGCTTCCTTCTAAATTGTCGTACTCGATTTCGAAACAGCACGGTTCTAGCTGCTCAAGGCGAGCACAGTCGTCTGGGTCGGGCCAAATGCACACATTTAATAAAGGTGGCAGCTCAATAGGCTCATCGGTTCCATATTCAGTGTTGTCTTGGCACAAGCACAAGCCACATCTAGGACAATTCAGTTCGCGAGTTTCCGGAGGATTGCTGTTGTAGTGCCTAGAGAACTCAAAATCATCAACGAGCATCCCTTCCTCGCTCATGCCGAATCCGCTATACCAACCGTCGCTATTAGCGAACAAACCGGGAGAGGGCATAGTAATCGTGCCGAGTATTACGCCTTCTACCCCAGCGCAAAACGCATCATCGTCGATATACGCCCCAAATCGCCGCGACAAACCAGCTTCTACTCCGACAACTTGAGTTTGCCTCAAAATACTTTCGGAGCCCCCAGAGCCAACACCTAGCCTCAACCAGCTTTTGTCTGCCGGATCTCCAGAGCCGCCTAATCGCTCATATTCAGCAAAATAGTAAGAAATAGCAACGCAAACAGGAGGGTCGCCAGAAACTGTTCGGGTAACATTTAAATAAAGCCTCCACTTTTGCCCAGCATCGTATCCTGCTGCTGTTCTTGGCACCTCGTCGTGCGTCATTATAGACACCGCCATTGATCCAACTTCGTCTGGATGCTTAACATTGCATATCGCTTTTTTATCTGCGATTTCGCAACGAGCCCTCCATGTTGGCGTATCAACAATACTAAATTCTCCTGGTTCGTCGCACCATCCTTTGCCCATGAAAGGAGCGGATACGCGATCACCCATCGGAGTCTGCGGTGCATCTCGAGTGAAATCATCTGCAAAGATCAAACACTCTACGCAACAACATTTGTGCCATCCGGCCATGCTTTTCAATCTACCTTATTCTGGCGGGTATGGACATTCACAATCTGTTTCTTCCTCTGACTCTGGTTCACAGTTGCAATTCAGTTCTTCTTCCTCGCAGTCTTCTGTTTCTGGATCGCATTCGCATTCCTCAATATCGTCAGGTTCGCACTTGGCTTGAATTATCCAATACTTACCGTCTTGAAAAACCACAATACCCTTTGTGCCTTCTTCCATGTCTTCGAAAATACCGTCTGGGTCGTGTATATCATCTTCGCGTTTATTCCCGCCTTCCATCTCTTGTATGCACGCATTGACGACTGTACCGCTACCCATGTCCTCTAAAGACTGAAACCGATAATGCCTAGTCTTGTTTTCGACCGTGATTATGTAATATTTGCCCTCTTGGAAAACAACAACCCCCTTCGTGTTTTCCTTCATACCTTTGAACAGGTCGTACGGGTCGTATATGTCCGCAACGTGCGGCTGATAGTCCGACATCTGGCGGACACACGCCTCACAAGAACCCTCTTCCAAATCTTCTAACGCATGAAACTTGAAGAATTTGGTTTCGGTGCTAACGAGCATCCAGTTGATCATCTGACCATTATGGTCCTCCAGTTTTGATATCTCGTCGATGATGCACTTTGGATGACCTCCGTATGGCGAATCTTCGTTGACTCCAGGGTTTTGCCCGAGCCGCCACAACACCTCCACTGGTGATGGTGCGATGTAATGCGGGTTGTAATCGGTGCTTCCCTGAGTCGGAAGAAACGCTGCGTAGACTTCACCTATACGATATCTCTTAGGGCCGTTTGACTGTATATCCTTAACCCTGCAACCAAAGGGCTTGGCAACCGATATTCCTGGTTTGTCTTGGTTGCCGTTTTCAAAGTCTACGAACTTTAATATCCTTGGGTCGAATCCCCGGCAGATGACGTAATTATCGTACTTGTCCTCTTCCGCAATTTGCATTATTGCGCAATAAGGAAAAGTTCCGTAGACCTGCAGATCATTATGATCGCCACGCACCGGGTTGTACGGTGGCGGTATTGTGAACTCTGGAGTAGGTCTAATTAGCTTACGGATGCCAGCCATGTCAGTTCGGTGTCAACCAACCCCCTCCGGCATCGCCAAGACCAGCAATCATTTGCGCCATGTCCTTCCATTCTGGGGCAATGTCCTCGCGTCGTTCTACAAACGCATACAAACCAATGAGTAGTTTATTTCGCTCGTCAAGCTGATAAGCCATAAGTCTTGTGTTTTCAGTGGCAACGCTCTTCCATCCTTCGAGTCTCTTAACGGCTACTTCCATCAACTGAACGATTGCCTTGTTCTTTTGGTCTGCAAGAGCGCCAGCATTTTGCATCAAGAGAACTGCGTACTTCTCTTTTCCGGCTATCAAGGCTGCGATAGCTGATTGCAACGATTGGAGCAAGTCGCGGCGTTCCGACATTTCGGTCTTGATGACATCCTGTTTTGCTGCAAGTTGTTTCTGATATCCATCGAGGAACTGAGCTTCTACCTGCTGAAGTCTTTCGTATTGCTTGTTTGTTTCTTCCGTTTTCCATTTGGCGAACACATCTCGAATTTGATAAATCCTGTCGAGAGATTCGATAGTTCTCTGGCGAACTTCTTGCAGCTTCGCGTACATGTTTGACGCTACTTCTATTCCAAATTTTTCGTTTGCGTCCTTGGATGCAAATATTGTTTGTTTCCCAGCTAGAATTCTGTTCCTAAGCTCTGACCTCAACGCATAAATGCCACTCACCAAAGAAGCCTGATATCGCAAAACCTCTTGGCGAACACCGTGCGATCTTTCAACGCCTTCTAATCGCCGTGCGCTAACAGCAAATTGCTGCTCGTATAGCTTGTGTTGATTTTCAAGTTTTTCTCGATTCAATCGGTCGTTTAGTGCTTGGATGTTTTCGTCTTTGTCTCTTGTGTTTCTTTGAGTGATATCGATTGGTATCGTCGATGTGTACAATCCGCGACTGACTAGTTGCTGCATTTGAACAGCTAAACTTGCTGCAGCCTGTTCGTTAATACGCGCCAATTCTGTCTGACCAAGATTGATTAAGAAGTTTCTTGCTATTGGAGCATGAGTGTTGTAATCGCTTTGCAATGCACCAAGAATTGAGTTGTAATCCGAAGTGAACTGAGATACTAAAACGCCAGCCTGAGTCCGAATGGCATTTAAGTCGAAATCGACTTGCTCGTAATCCGTCTCCATCAAGGCAAGAATAGCCGCTACCTCGCTTGTGTAAGTAGTCACATGCACTTGAACATTCGCCATTTTTGCCGTAATGTCCGCGAGATGCGATGTGTAATTTGATTCCAGTATTGCAAATTGAGCGACGTACGCAGCTACATGGCTGTCCAGAACCGTTCCAAGGGAAGATATTTGCGACAGAACATTAGCCAAATAAGCCGAGAAGTTTTGATCCAACTCTACAAGTTTCTGGTCGTACGAGTTTACAAACAGATTTAAGTTGGTGTTCTGCGTAGTGAACAGAGCAATAATCTTTGTTGCGGTATCTTTCGCGTTTTCCTCCAGATCCTCGATGCGATCTAAAATCTGGTTTATCGCTACCTTTGCTTCTTCTGCGTCTGTGACAACTTGGTTCTTTGCATCTTGTATCAACGCATTTATTTCGTCCATGTATGTGTCTAGGTCTGAAAGATAGACTCCAGACTGTAAATTCTGCTCATCGACTTGATTTTCAAATTGGTCATGCGTAGTCGAAATTAGTTCAGTCCAATTTTGGAGAACGTCGTTGTACCGCACTTGATTTGCGAATCTTGCGGTGTTTGCGGCAATTGTATAGTTATTACACAAATCAGTCAGCAACAGTCTTCGCGACAGACCATCTTTTCTGACGTTGAAATAATTTGTTGGCGGGACTGTTGTGTTATCTTTGCTAATACCAGTAACTTCATACCCCTGAGCAACGAGCCATCCCATAATGTTCTCTGGAACATCAGAAACGCTTTGTGTTACCCACCACACTCCGTTAAGTGGATTAGGTACGTTAGGAAGATCAAATAGCCTTTGCCAGGGAAATTGCTCTGGAACATTAGGAATTACATTTGCTGTCACGGTAAACTCCTTTACTAAGCAGTAGTTGCTCTGGCCGTCATGTCGAATACCGTCCAAGTGTTAGTTGCTGAGCAGAAACACCGAACGCCCTTGCTAGCAGGGATAACAACAGCTGCGTCAGCGGCTAACCCGTTTAATATTCCTCCAGAAGCAGGATATAGCTTGGCCGCTGTCGCGTCATTGTTGATGACTTCCATAATGTCGCCAGCCGATCCTGCAGGAAGTCTTACGCCTTTCGTTGCGCTATCGCAAGTAATAAAAGTTGTATTGGTCGTGCCCAATGCGGCAGCAGTTGCAGAATCGCTTCCTGCGGCGGCAACTGGTGTAGCAGTAACGCTGGCGTAAGTGGCATAAGTTCCGTCTCCTCGAAAGAACTGCCTCGCGTTGTTGCTTAGTTTGGGCAACAGACCGTGAGCAGACGAGGTCGCGTTTAGGTCAGTGTTGTCGTCAGTCGCTGCCAAGTCGTCAAGTTTCGGGAGCGTGTGAACGTGATCGCGTCGAGCTGCAGTCATTGCTACACCAACAGCTGCAGTACCCAAAGCAGCAGGGAGTGTAGCGTCAAACAACGCTTTGTTTGTATATGCGGTTTCCGTATTATCTATCGCGACTACATTACGCAAGCCAGCTGATGGAGCGGTCGCTTTTAGCAAAAGACCGTGATATGAAGTTGTGGCGTTAAGGTCGGTGTTGTCTTCAGGGGAAGCAAAGTCATCTAACTTGATTGCTTTGGCATCCTCAAGATAACGATTGTCCCAGAGGTCTCCTACGGTAATTTTGTATGAAGCACCTCCGTTGATAATGTATAGCAAACTTGCATCTACAGCCGTTGTCAATGGCGTTGACCCACTGACATAGGTAACAAATTCTGTCCAAAAGTGTGATCTTAGATTAGCTAGAGTAACCTTGGTGTTTGATGCTCCCTCATCAACTAAAAACAAATCATTGTCAGATAGTGCAGCAGCACTTAAAGATCCAACATCTATGTTGTTTGCGATAACTCCCGAAATATATGTTGCGAAAGCCGCTGCAGTTACCGTATAGCTAGTACCAGACCGACGCATCCAAAAAATGTCGCCAGCCAACACAGGAGACGCAGCCGATTTGTCCCACATCTCCGTTTCCATGTAGGCGGCAATGTTTGCTCCAGTGATCTTTTTAGGCGTTGATCCCTCTATGACATAAAACAGATCCGCATCTTCAAGCGTAGTCAGCGATGTCAAGCCAGAAACATATGTTTGGAAATCTGCCCACAGTTTCGTTTCAAGATCTGCCAGCGTTGTTTTTTTCGCCGTGGCTCCATCTCCTACAAGAAAAAGAGAGCCCGACGCCAAGGTTGCAGAAGTTAGACCAGTGAGATCCAGTACGCTAGCTTGAATCCCGACTAGAACGAATGTCTTCAACTGGTCAACTGTGACGCTATACGTTACGCCACCCCTTCCAAGGACAATTTTATCGGCGGTAACTACTGGATTACCACTGGCCGCAGACCATCCCGACGCAAGCACATAAGTGGACAACTGACCGATGTCCATTTTGTTCTGCGTACCAGACCTAAATATTAAAAAGCTGTCCCCAGCTACAGCACTTCCGGCACTTGCGGCGCTGTCTTGCGTTGCCACAACGTACGAGGCTATGTTTGCACCAGTTGCTGTCCTGCCAGTTCCGCTACGCTCAAGAAGAAATACGTCAGTTGCGTTCGCAGCAACTCCGAGCGCGGAGTAGGTGTCCCAAGCATCAGAAACAATTGCAGCACCAACCTCCGCACGCACATAAGTAGCGATGGTCTGAGCAGTAACTTTACTAGCAACCCCTGCAACACCTCCATCGCTGACGTAAAAAATATCAACGTCATCAAGAACTGCTACAGACGAAAGACTTGTAACATACGCCAAAAACTGAGAATGCACTCTGGCTGCGATGGCTGTAAACGTCGTTTTTCTTGCGGTCGAACTTTGCGAAACAACGTATTGGTCTGAGTCTGCTAAAGTTGCAGAAGCCAAATTTGCTATCTGCTGTCCAAGAGAAGTTGCAGATGCATCAAGAAATGTTTTGACATTGTCAATATCGATTTGCTTAAGAACGCCCCCGTCGTTGAAAACAAGTTTGTCCCCTGAAACGATCGTTGCGCTGGTGTCAATTGCCTCGAGCTTATCGACAATCCAGTTGAAAAAGTTTTGAGCGGTGAGTATTTTTTCGATGTCTGACTGGAAGACGTTGATCTCATCAGCATCGTTTAGCGTTGAAATCACTGCGGCTTGATGCAAAGAATCCACAGCGAAAGCCGCAAGAAGAGTGGCTGTTATGTGCTTAGACGTAGCACCGTCAACAAGCGGAATCTTTTCTGAACCTTGCAATGTATCAACTGCAAGACCAGTAACGAAATTAGCAAAACTTACATCAGGCATAGTTTTATCTCCATGCTCCAGAGGGCTCTACTACGGCACTAGCGCCTTCCCATGCCCAGTTTCCACTCGAAGCAGACACTACGAGAATCATGTACTTACCTCGGGCTCTTGGATACGTTCTGTGGTTTACGCCAGGAACCCAAGTCCCGCTACTGTGGACATTTGCTATAGCGCCGCCAACTCCGCTCAACGAGTCAATAACACTCTTGGCGTTAATGCTGACCTGTTCTGCAGTGTCTGCAACCATAACTCGCCAAGTCACGTTTACGCTGCCAGAAGCGATGATGCCATGCAACTGGGTCAACCTTCCGTAACTATTCCCGTTTCCCAGTAAAACAGGACCGATTGCAATTGCCGACCCAGCGTAACTCGTCTTGAACGGCCAAAAACCTTGCCGCTCCGTATCGAACATCCATGAAACGGAGGCTGAAGGAATGTGAATGCAGACCGATCTGTATTCGTGGTCGTATTCCAAAACAGTGTTTACATCGGAAACGCCAGTTAATTGCTCAGGAATTGCGTCCTCAGATAGAGCTTGAAGTCCTTCACCAGAAGCGGAAACAGTGTACAAACCATGCGACGACAAGAAGTAGTATCGGTCGAGATGGTCTCTACACCATGCTCTTGCGCCAACTATTCCAACATCTCTTGATATGTTCCGCAAAGTACCATCGGCTGCAGGATCTCCTTGTGTAACCCAAAAAGAACCGCTTGTTGCGGCCAAGAGATAGGCATCCTTGTGCGGAATCAAAGCAACCACGTTAGATCCTATTTCTCCACTTTCGGATAACTGCATCACAAACGGACGCATTACGTCGCTAACATCTGCACTCAATGACCAGTCGTCGTATGCTCCTTGCCGACTAGCATAAATCAAACCTCCTGATGGACGAATAAACCTGTCTCGGTATAAGCATTGCGCAGTGTGACTTGCTGGTGCGTTTGCACCAGGGACGACATAAGCGGTTCCAAAACTGCTGAAAGCTGCTACGCCAGTACTAACAACAATACTGTTTCCGCTGTCATCAACAATTCGTTCGCCGGAACTATTTGTTGCGTAGCGACTTTGAGTTGCAGGGATAGCAGTCGGAGCCGCCTGCGACCACGAACCGCCGCGAAGACGCCCTTGGAAGTCCTCGAGGCGGCAGTTGATTGACCACGGACAGAAATACCTATCGCGACTGCCTACACTTTGTCGAAAAGACAGGCGTCGATTGACTCCAGACGGGAAAAGTATCTCTTTAGTGGCTGGCATGTCATTGGTTAAGCTGCGGCGACTTGTGTCGCTGCCAAGACTCCATTGGAAGCGATGGTAAAACTCTTCCAATTAGTTGCTGATTCACAAATGGCTATAACCATCATATCAGCAGAAATTGCTGACTCAGCATCGGCGCCAACACCCCCGTTAATTCCAATCGTTGCCGGATTAGTTGTTCGCAACTCGCCACCCGTTGCTGCGCCAGCAATAATGACGATTTTTCCTGGGTCTGGAGCGGGAAGAACCAAAATGTTGTTCGCGTTGCCCCATGTGGGTATCACCAGTTGGAGCAACCGTTCTTCTGGAATCCGTGTGCCTGTCGCCGTAGCAGTCAGACGCACAACGCCAGGACCACCGGACGAGAAAGCTCGCAGAGCATCATTCAAAATGTTATGAGGTGCCGACATAAAAATACTCCTTCAAAAAAGATCAAGTTTTTAGTGTAACACTGACAACACCAGCAGCATTGCCTGTAATTTTTAGAAATCTTGCACCCGCCAAATCTACAGGAATCGGATAAGCCCTATCTGCCGCAACCGTTTGCGTGATAGCTCCAGATGCGTTATGAGCAGCAAGGTAGGTACCGTTTAACGTTGTGCTTGTATGCCATGTAAGCGTAGTTATGCTTGAGCCGTTCGGGATAAAAACCATTCCGAATTCGTAGTCTCCAGCCGAAATGGCAGTACTGTCGGCAATATTAGCAACTAGTGCAACAGTAACAGACGGTATTGATACACTGTAATGAGCGTTACTCATAATCCGTTCCCATTTAACGATATCCCGCCAATACGCTGTTCGCGACTGCGGTAATCATAATCAAAAACGCCAAATTTACCAATTTCTCCGCGAGGCATGTCTCGTCCGAGGCTTGTAGGGCTTGAGCGGTCTTGGTCATTTCGGATAGCAAGAGCAATTAGTTCTAAAAACCGCTTTTCGTGAACATGCTCTCTTTCCTCGTAATTGTGCTCTGCCGCAGCCAAACACGCTTCAAGAATGACCTGGCTTAACATTTCACCCCCAATTGGGTATGGGTTCGACTCGTCAATGTCAACTGGACGGAGAATCATTGGAACTCGGAGTGTATAAGCTGCGTCTGGAGCTGGATAAAACGCCAGTGATTTGCGACTTCCAACGGTTGGGTCGAATTTGTCCGTCCTGATCGTGTAAAAAGCGGGCCTGTTAAATTCAGGATGATCCGCTTCAAGTTTCCTAATTGTCGAGTTATGCCGTTGCCGAACACACGGATACCACTGGTCTGGACCTGGGTAAAACGCCAAATCGCTGTCGTTTGCCACCGTGTCGAAAGCCGCATCCATTGGAATTTCTGGTCGAGCAAGCTTGTACGACGCAGCACTGGCGACAGTAACAGAAATATCGTCCAAAGTGATTTGAGAGTTGCTCTGACGGCTTGCGACCGAGTAGTACTTGTTATTTACCATCAAAACGCCACTTGCTGCCCAAGAAGGAAACGTGCCACCAGCCAACGTCACAACACCAGCGGCAATTGTCACCGTGCCAGTAGCGTACGGAGCCGTTGTGACAACATCAGCTAACGGTCTAAAAAACGACCATTCGTGAGCCGAATACACGCGATAAAGACCGTCTCGTATGCAGTATTTGATTCTGGTGAGTTGATCTGCAGCAAACGCATCTCCAGCCTCGGCACCAAACAGGTAATGGCCAACTCGCTCAACCAAGCTGGAGTAGCTTATTGTACCGCCAGCAGCACTGGTGCGAGCCGCAAAGTCTACTTCGAAATGATACGTTGCGCCCTCGTAAACAAACTCAACATACGCCGTGTAGGCTACACCAATAAGATCGCTAAATTCGTACTGGTATGTACCCGTTGCAACTTGCGTCATTGCAGTGTTGTTCGCGACAACAACCGCGTTTGTGTCGTTCCGTTTTACGCCAAACGTATTTGTAGGATCTGACAGCGTTGCCGAAGTAACGTTTGTTGGAACGCCATCAACTTTGAATGTTTTTCGGACGATACGTGCCATGATTAGTCAATCGTAATGCTAGTGTCTTCGACGGAAATGTTCTTTATCCCAATGTTTTGAGCCGTTATCAAATCCGTCTTCGCCTTAATCAGCTGGCTTGTCGCCTCGAGTGCCAACCCTGCCTGGATTTCTGTGACCGCATCCGTCGCAATCGATGCCGCTGTGATTGCATTTGTTTCTACAGTCTTTACACTCTTTGGGGTTATTCGCAGCGAAAATGACCGTGTGTACGTGCCATCTGTAACGATGTAGCGAGCTTGCCCTTCAGAGTTTGGTCTGTCCGCTGCGTTGTAAGCAAGAGAATAGATGTGCTTGCCGGTAGACTCAGTACGCAAGAACGTGACAGTCCCGGTGATTGCAGTCAACGCACCATTGTCAATCGACTTGTTTCCCGTAATAGTTGCACCCAATACAGGCCAAGCAAAATTGATTGCACTGGTATCAGACTCAGAGCGTTCAACAATCGCGGAAGGATGTATTGATGCAGTTATATATGACTGTATATTTGCAATCGTCAGCACCGCAGTACCAACCGTGTTATCGACTGCCACGCCGACTGCGACTTGATTCGCAGCGGGTACGGCTAGCGTGCCGGTTAGCGTTGCAGGGTTGCCGTAGGTCGTTCCACTTCGCACGTTGCCAACTGCCGGAACGCCAAGAATTTGATCTGCGGAAAATCTCTGGTTTGCCGATCCGGTTGGCGAACCCGGTGTAGCGTGTGTGGTTGTTGCGGTGC